TTATAGTGCCAATCACACCGGCACGGGAAAAGTGGGATGAGGCTGATTGGGCAGAGGTAGTCGATGTAATCCTGTATGAGGGTACAGATAGGATATACACCGATTGTAAGATATTGTCACGCGGATGCAAGGTGCGATAACCCAACACAGCTTTGGCTGCAATGCCTAAAAACAGGATCATTAAAGAGGTGCAAAAACTTAACAAAGATTAGCTGTGCTATCGGCTATACGGGCGGGGTGAAACATGAAAAGAAAAGAATTAGAAAAACAGGAAGCGGAAATTGAAACGCTAAAAATTGAGCTTGCGGATGTTTATGAACGGCACGAAACAGAGCTTTGCCAAGCTTTCGGAAGTGGGGCGTTTGTGATGTTTCTGATTGTGGCAATCGGGTTTGTTGTGGTTTATCTTGCCGGAAAAGTGATGGGGTAAAAGTATGAATGATGAAATGATTGAAATAAATGAATTGGCAGATATGGAAATTGAGAAATCAAAGGAAAAAATAGAACGCCTTGAGACTTTGGTTTCTGCCCTAAAGCAGACAAACCGAGAGCAGCTGGAACTAATTGACAAGCTGATTAGGGATTGCCAAATTTTGGAAAGTGAGGCAATTTTTTACAAAGACTATTTAATTTATAAAGGCTTTGAATTGCCGGAAAGAAATTAAAATCTCTTCATGCCCGTTTGTGGCATCCTCCTTTTTCCCCGGTGGTAGAAATACTGCCGGGGTTTTATTTTAAAAGGGCAAGAACTACTCCGCTTTATACCACCACAATATGCAGCGTTTCGCTACCTTGCCCTGTTAAGTTTATTTTTTGGTTAGACAATTATTTCCTGAATGTCAACAATCTTGCCGCCCTGAATTATCACGTTTAAAAATCCTAAATCGTTAGGGTCGTAAGGCTCATTGTAGCCGGAAATACCGTCAATAAACAGTTTATAGAATGAGCCTGTGCAACAATACCATCTGCGGTCAAAATCAATATATCCTTCCGGCGTTTCATCTTGGTTGAGATACCTATGCTTTATTCCGTCCTCTGTATCTTGTAAATATAAAAGTTTGGCGGGTGGCACTACTGCTAACCAGTGAGCATGGCCGACTGCCATTAACTGACAATCGCCCATTTTATACTGAAGTGAGATTTTTAAAGCCGCTTTTTTATTTGCTTCACGCTGAATAAAATCCTTTGCGTTTGACCGGAAAACTTTATTGCCGTGAGCTATGAAGAACTTAAAGAGGGGCTTCTTCTTTTTAAAAAATCTTTTCTCTTTTTTAAAAAACAAAACTCTTGCCGACTCCGTAGCGTAAGGAATGTTTAACCCTTCACAGATTGACCGCCCGAAATTTATTGTCCGTGATAATTTGCGTTCATGGTTGCCTAACAATCCGCAGATTCCCTGTTCTTTGATAGGCAAGAACATACTAATTGCTTCTTTCGCTTGGAGTTCTGGGATAGGCTGTTCAGTGGTTTCGGTTTCGTATCTCTTGTCATCAGTGGTAATAGCCTCAATCCAATCGCCTAGATGAATCCAAAATCTATTCGGTTTTTCCTTTACAAAGTCAACTGCCCTTTGTATGCCGGTAATGTGAGCCTTTTTGCTCCCGATATGCGTGTCGCTAATTAAAGCAATTTCACAATCCAACGGTATGTCTTTGATTATTCTTTCCATTTTCCGGCCTCCATGTAGTGATTCATACTACTACAATTTATGCACTTTGTTTTTTCATCATCAAGCAAGGGCGTTCTGCAACTAACACAAAGTCTGTTATCCTTCCGGTATTTCCTGTATTTAATATTCCTTCTCCTAGCTTCTCTTGCGTCCCTTTCGGCGCAGTCTTTACAACGTGTCTTTCCGGCAACTGCCCTTTGAGTGCAATTAACACAAATCCCTTTTGCTTTTTTCTTTTCTCTGTGTTTTTTATCGCCCACTCTTTTTTTGCCTGACCAATCCTAAACAATAGGATTTTGTAATTTTCCAAACTGTGTTTACCAATAACCCTGCTACCATCAACGCTTCATCTGGGCGCATATAAACCGTGTAGTTTTCTTTTGATTGTGCGTCAAACCGTAAGCCGATACAGTCGCCCTTAAAAACCCTTTTCTTTTTTATATCACTTGGGGATAAATAATAAACGGCTATTTTCCGTCCATTTCCTTTAAACGATATGCTTTCTACTTCTCGCATTTTGCCTCCGGTAGATTATCTGTATCAAAATCATTTAGTAACTTAACTAATTCTTGCATTGTTTCTTTTAAATTATTGTTTAATCGTTTTCTGCCACTGATTAAAAATAAAGCTACTAAAACAATCCGTGAAACAATCTTTTTTGTTTTGTCGGTTAATCTTTCCTCCGCCCAATCTATTTGTTGTGCTGTGGCGTGACGGTCAAGCCCTAAAGTTTCAAGTTCTTTTGAGTTAATGTGTAGTAATTCGTGTGGCACAAGGTCAAATGGCACATCTGCTAGTTGGTCAAATACCTTTGCATTATAAGTCATGTCTGCACCGCAATAGGGAAATCGCGCTGAACAATCCATTGCGTATTCATTTGAATTTGTTCTGTCGGGCTTTAGGGTAATATCATGTTCTTGAAGTAAAAGAACCACTTTCCAGAGATTTATCCATTCCATAGTGTCTTTTTCAAAGTCCATAGTCGCCCCTTTGCAGAAATTCCCTTTCGTGCAGAAAAACCCGTAAATTACCAACTACGTATATTAATTGTTAGCACGAAATATCAGACTCAATTAATCGGCACAGATCTTCTAGGTTCACTATTTTTCGCATCTTCTTCCATGACGACGCCTTCGCTTCCATCATGCGTAGCCCCATATCATTTTCCCAGCAGTACCAGTCTAACCATTCCCCGGAGTCGCCAATTTGTGATGACATAGCCTTTGTATATTTAGAAAAAGTATCCCACATTGCTTTCCCGATTTGAGAATCGCAATCAAGGCCACGGAATAACTTTTCAAGCGAAGTCCACGCTTCATCAATAAGACGAAACTGAGCTTCCCATTCCCTTAGCAACGCCATTCGTTCTTTCGTTGTCATATTTTCTCCAATCTAAAATAAAAAAGTGCTAACAAATCACTACAGGCGATCCCTCGCCTGCGGCTCACTCCGCCTGAGTTCCGGCGTTATGCCTTACACAAAAGCAGTGCCGCTAACGCCACATTTATAAGCAAACTAACCCAAAAAAGTATCCTGTAATCCCTTTTCTTCTTCAGTTTCTTAACAGGTATTGCTATCGGTATTTTTCTTTTTGGCTGTGCTAATGTCATATCAACTCCTTAATTCGCTATCGGGAAGCGTAACCCAAGACAAACCCCAATCCCAACATTTTTCTACGCTTCCCTCAATTAATTCGTTCATTTTTTTTATACCGAGTTTTGTTATAGACGGTATTCTGGTATATTCTGTGTTTCCGACCAAAACTGTTTCTGGTTTAAATTCGTCCGGCATAACTGATAGCTTTAATCTTGTTTCCCAACACTCTATCGAGTCGCCTGTGTTCTTTGAGAGAGCCGGAAGCAAAACGCCCTTCCACCATTTTATCTGCTGATGGGTAATAAACTCTTTAGGCGATAAAACTTGTAACGCCCCACCAACAACGCACTCCTTTAACAAATCCTGAAGCGGTTTATCGAATATGGGCTGACCTTCTCTTATAGACGTTACTTTAATGCTTTTCATTGCCTTGCCTTAATTTTTTCAACAAGCAATAATAGCTCTTGGTTGAATTCATTAATTTCTTTGCCAATTATTTCAATCAGCTTTTCGTTACGCTGAACTTCAATTATCAACGGTGGTAATCCTTCAAAGGCTGACATAAAATACCATGATTCTCGCTCCGTTACATAAAGGCTCATCTGTGTTTGCAAAAGATATTCCGTTGGAAGCGTGTTTTGTAAAAGATACTTAATATGAGTTTTCATCGTGGGGTTTTTTATTTCAATACCCTTTTTCTCGCCGATTAATCCATCCGGTGAGCAATGACATAATTTCCACTCATCTTTATAGACAAGGGCACATTGCTTGACTTCTATGTTATAAAGCATTTCAAATAAAGCCCTTGCCCCAGCCTCTCGCTCTTTTCCTTTCTGCATTGCTAAGCTCTGGAATGTTTCCTCTTGCTTTCCGGTTATCTTTTCACCGGCAAGTTGCAAAAGAAAATCCTCACGCTGTTTTGACCTTGCGCCGGTGGTGGTTATGATTTTGTCAATACTGCTTGCGCCAACATTACCAGCACAGGCAGCATACCATTCAGGCGAGTATTGCTCAAACTCATCAATAATGATGGGCATTAGATTTCCTCCCCTTTGCGGCTCGCAAGGAAGCCATTGCCTTTTCATAATCGGACGCCTGAATCTTATCAACTGATTCCGCAATCATGTATTTAAGAAATTTAGCTTCATCTATTTCTTTTGAATTAATCATATCAACGATTGTGCTTTTCTGTTTGTCGTTAATATAAACAGTTTCACCTCCCTTGCCATCATCATCTTCATAAGTGGCAAGGCCAGTGAGCGCAAGAATTGTATAGCGTTCAAGATAAGTAATAGTTGAACCGAGTGCCTGTATGTTGTTCTTGCCGCCGGAATTATCAGGCGCGGCGGTTAGGCTTGTTTCCTCAAAGTGTCCGTTGATATGAGCTATCCGGCAAGTTACAGATACTTTATCCGCCTCTTGTGTAGTAATCCAACTTGCTGAGAGACCATGTTTGCTTAATTCCGTGTTAATTTTTTCAGTTACGTTTCCAAGTGAGGCATGGTTATATGCTGTCGTCCCTGCCGTTGTTTTATAACTTACCTTCTTGTCTTTATCAATTTCCGGTGGGTTTGCCTTAAAGGCGGTCATGGCCTCCCAATATGCCTTTTTTGCCTGTTCTTTTTCCCACGTTAAGTGAAGGTTCATTAATTTTTCTAGCTTCTCAATGTCCGCACCCTTTTCAATCGCAATATTTAACAGGGTTAGCGGCGTTGACTCTCGGACTAATACTTCTGTTTTTTCAGCCATTTTTATTCTCCTCTGCGTCTACTTCGATTTCGGAAATAAAAAGATTGCCTCTTAGTCTAGCACGAATAGCTTGAGGCATGTCTTGTTCTTTCAGCGCAGACGCTATATATTTCCCGTTATCGTCAAACGCCATAAAAATACCATTTGGGTCTTGAAAGATTTTAAATTTCATAATGTCCTCCTAAAAAGGAATGTCGTCTTTGGGTGTTTCTGTTTCCATGTCACTTGCTAACCACTTACCAAATGCCGCAATCGTGGCCTTGTCGCTCCCCAATCCTATTGAAGCAGGAACAACCTTGTCTTGTCCGTAAATCTTTTTTGTTACCCAATTAGGTTTGTAGTTACCGTCTTTGTCTTTCCAACACTCAACAAGCGAAACAAAACCCTTTGGGCTTTCCGTCTTTTCTATAAATCTTTTTTCGTCTATCTGAAAGTGCATTTATTTTTCTCCTTCCCTTAATCTTTTTTCGTCTGCTTCGTCCTCATCGTGGGCTTCTCTGCGCTCACGTTCTTCAGCCATTTCTTCATAATCCGGCGGTGCTTCATAATATCCATAATCTTCTCGGCTTATGCTTTTCATAATTACCTCTCTTATTTTGGAAGCATTATACATAAACGGCATGCGCCTGTCAAGAACTTTTTTATTTACCCCAAATCTTTTTTCTTGACTTTTACTAATTAGTGGTGTATAAGACAAGACAAACAATGCGTGAAGGTAAAAGATGCCTAACCAGCAACCCTACCTTGCAAGGGAATACATCGCCTAGTTGCTTTGCTGTGGTGGCAAAAAATGACATAGGTGGGGCAGAGGATTCTCAAGGAGTTTCCAAGCACGTGCCAAATCCCCTTAAAATCACGCAGGGACGCATTGTTCATTTTTGGTGAACCTATGAAAAACATGAACGTCAACGGTATCTGCACCGCCGAAAACATTGAAGAACAAAAACAATGCTTGCATTATCGAAGAAGTTGTGTATATAAACACGAACTATGCGCTGATTTGAAATTTAACACGAAGCGGTGTGATAGTCGGAAAGCAAATAAAGAATGAAAAAAGGGTTATCAGATAGTAACCTACAATCCATGTGGCGAAAGGCGTGTAGAATAATCCACCGCAATAGATGTTTTGTGTGCGGCACGTCTGGGCTACAAACCACACTAGAAACTCATCACTATATCAAAAGAAATAATTTACTCACTAGACACGCTTGGCAGAACGGGTTTCCTTCTTGCGCCAAGTGTCATAGATACTTACACACAAAAGCCGGCGAACAAAAAATCGTTGCTTGGCTTGCTAAAAATAACTGGCTTGAATATCTACATGAAAGAGAAACCCAAAGCAAGCAGTGGTTTGTTGATCGTGGAATTACAAGAGATGATTATCTTCGTCAAATGTATAACGAATTAAAAAAAATTATTAATACAATAAAGGGGTGATAAAGGATTGATATATGGCTAGACCAGAACGACACGATGTTGATTATTTCCCTTTTTACGTCAAAGACGGAAAGACGTTGTTTGTTTTAGAGGGTAAATACCAAAGTAAGGGAACTGGATTTTTCTGTAACGTAATGCGTTTTCTGTGCACAACACCAGACCACCATTTTTGCATTAAAGACGAAGCTGATAGGCTTTTTTTCTTTACAAAAACTCATTGTGACGAAGAATCTGGGTTAGATATGCTTAATATGATGGCAACAACAGGAAAAATTCACAAGGAATTATGGAAAAATAACATGGTTATTGCCTCACAAGATTTTCTGGACAGTATCGCCCATGCCTACAAAAATAGGAAAAATCCTATAATCAAAATAGACGATATTTTAGTTTCTTACCAACAAAATGGTATAACTTACGAGCAAAACATAATAACTTCTGACGATAATACACAAACTAAACTAAACTATACTAAACTAAATAATAGTATAGTAAAAAAATTCAAAAAACCTTCTTTAGAAGAAATCACTCTTTATTGCCAAGAGAGAAAAAATAATATCAAACCACAATATTTTATTGATTACCAAGAAGCAAGGGGTTGGAAGTTAAAAGGCGGCCAAAAGATAAAAGACTGGAAAGCTGTAATAAGAACGTGGGAAGCTAACGGCAAGAAATATGCGCCGCCGAGTGCACCCAAACAAAACTATTTTGAGCCTGTTAATTGCCCTAAGTGCGGAAAGCGAATTGTGGTGAAGGGTGACTTAACCAAAGATGGGTGTGTGTATTGTCCATAACGAAAAACTCAGCCGATCGCTGCGCTCCGGCTGCATGGACTTGTTAAGTGATTTTTAATATTTTTGGAGATTATATGATTGGCTATCACGTGACAACCACAAAAAAACTTGAACGATATAAAATTACAGGAGGGATTTTACCGCCAGTAAGGTTCTGGCCTAATGATTTTACGGCAAAGAAGTGGGCAAAGAAAACATTGAGGGATGTGATTTTACGGATTGAGTGCATTGATTCTTTCCCTCTTCCAGACCATAAACCGGCTAGATGGACACCGGAAATAGTAAGGTGTTTTAATATTCACACATAACGAAAAGCTGAGCCGCTTTTTGGCTCTAGCGCCTTGTTGGGCGCCTTTGATAAAGAAAGTGAGGTAACATGCCACAAATAAAGTTTTCGCATAAATACCAAAAGATTTTAAACAGCCATAATGATGTTATTGAAACGGCTGTTCTTCTACAAGTTATTCCGGTAAATCTGGAAGACTTATCTAAAAATTTTCTTGATTACGATACCGACAACGGAACTTACGAGCTTCCGAAGCGTGGAAAATATTTAATGCTGATATTTTTAAAAGAGCATGAGGACTACACTACTGACCTTAACCTATTTACAACGCTGCGACGCTGGACACCGGAAAAATATTCTTATTATTCTGAAAACGTTGGCTTGGTGTTTCGGGTTATAGCGTAGCCCAACGACCGACATCAGCCGCTTGTCGGCTGCATGGATTTGTTATGCGGGTTTGTTGAGGTAATATGGTTGATATAAAATTCATACACGGTGATTGCTTAGAAGAAATGCCCAAACTAGCAGACAAAAGCATTGACATGATTCTTTGTGACCTCCCCTATGGCACGACCGCTTGCAAATGG